TTTTACCATCGTAATCACCATGAAGGACAAGTTCTTGTCTGTTCACATACGCAGATGCTGTGGCACTTGCTCTGATCCCAATTAGTTCTCCAAATTCCCAACCTAGTCGTTGGTCAGCGGAACGTAACCCACCAATAATTCCAAAGCTATCAGTAACCGCCGTATCTACATCTCCCATAAAATAACGTAGTTGAGACTTAGAACGAATAACTACGCCTACTAGAGAGTCGAGATCGTAATCTCGGGGCAAATCAGTTAGCAATTGTTGAATAGGTTTAGAAATTGTTTCTAATTCAACGTCACCAATACGCGATGTACCTGCAACTGGGCGAAGTCCATCTGGTGCTAAAAATACCAGATCACCACCAATTTCGAGAACACTATCCCTAGCAATACATCCAACATTTGACGTTACCTGATCAATAATAAATCCAGCAGTTACATCCGCTGTGATTTTTTTAATTCCGTTATCCCCGAAAACAAACAAGTTGTCTCGGAAGGGTTTAAACTGAACAACATCAAATCCTACGGATACTTGTCCTGCCCCATTCGCAACTGCAAAGTCATACCATGCGTTAGGTGCGGAGTGAGCAATAGTAGCTTCTGTAAGAACGTTACCACCGATAAATAGATGGTTTTCAAAAACACCTACAAGAGAAGGGGCCTCAAGACACTGATCACCACCACCTGTTTGTGAGCTATGACCAGCCGCTTGTGGGCTAGTTCCCGCTCCCGCTACTGTTAGTTCTTCCCAGTGAGAGCCATCGAATACAATGGCAGGGCCACATCCATCTACAAAACAAATATGATTACCATCACCAAAGTTAAATGTTTCGCTACGGATTTTAGTTAGTTGATCCCCAAGAGTAGTAAGGGTGGATCGTCTAGCTCCGTGGTCTAGCGTGTATTTAGAATACCCTGCACCAAATACATAACGGTAAAAACAATATTCGTTTGGATCTATCTCAATGATATCACCAGACGTTGCTGGAGTAACCAAAGTTACTGTATTTCCTGACACAGTAAAATCAGTAGTAATTCCTAATTGAGTGCCATTCTTATAAACGTGTACGTCACTACTAAACGGTAAATCTACTGTACGACTATTTGTGTCTGATCCAGTAAATGTACTTTGTGCAAAAGTAGCCAAGAAACGAAACTTCTTAACTTTTCGTGCAGTCAAGACGATTGTTTCGTTTAAGTTATCGTCTTTAAAAATTGAGAGAGCTAGTATTCGCCCTTCACAATCATCTGGGTCAACTTCTTGATAAGTGGCATCATAAGGTTGAAAACCTTCAATCCTGCGGTACCCGCCAAACAAGCTAATTTCATAATTAACTAAGCGAGTAGCAGACCCGGGGTTGTTCTCAGAGAGATCTAAGTGGTTCTCATTTGAGTTCAGCCCGCCGCCACAAATAACTTTAAATGACTGAATACGATCTGGCATTAAAAGAACAGCCTATTACTTCGGACATCTATAGAGATACGAGTGTCCCTAATGGCCTCGTATTTATTCATTAGAATGCCTTGCATTTCTTTGACGCCCTGTTGGAATAATTGAGCCGAAATTCCAGCGGCTTCCATATTATCCCTAAACATATACATCTGCATTAATGCCCCTTCGATAATTACATTGTCGTAAGTATCAGGGACGCGAGTTACACTATTATACGCAGTCAAATCATTATGCGTTTGGTAATATCTAAACTTAATTCGATAAGCTTGATCGGGTGATGGGGTTATTGTGTAACCGTTTCCAAAACCTTCAGCGACAGTTGTGGGTGTAGCTCTTCCAGCGGCCCCTGCGTTGTCATCAAGATCTTTAAAGTTTCTATAGTAAGTGTCACGATCAATAAAATTTAATTGGGTAGCTTGCACTCCAAGGCTTGCGTTTGCCTGTAGTTGGAATGAATTAAAATCAGCTACTTTTAAATATTGAGGCCATGAATAATCTTCTTGACCTACTACTAAAGTCTGAGTGTGCTCAACAGCGTTAAACGGCCACTCGTATTCAGCCTGATTGATTTTTGCGATAGCATTTTTTACTGCGTCTTTAGCCGTTGCCTGTACCCCTCGAACTGAGGGAAAATCAGCTTGAGCAATCTCAACCTCATTCAACCTTCTCAGTAACTGGTTTGTTAAATCAAGAAATGTAGACACAGTATTTTATCTCTTTTCCATATAGAAAAGGAGTGCCCCCCGTTAAGAGAGCACTCCAATAAGCACTAGGCTACGTTGTAGTTTGCAGTGAACAACGCTTCTGGACGCAAAATCTTACGGCCATAAAGTTGCATACCACGAACCTTGTCCGCGAATGTGTTTGGATCACGGAAAGACTCAGTTTTAGCAAGCTGTTGTGCAGTTGCTACCGCTGAATCGTGTCCTGCTACCATGACGCCGAAGTTAGTCTCGGAGCCTGTAGAAAGAGTAGTACCTGATCCAGTACCCACATATGGAAGGTTGTTAGACTTATACACGCGGAAACCACGGATAAGACCATTACCTACACGACCGTTGCGAATTTCATCGCCACCGCCAAAGTCCGCTGAAACGAATTTTGACTGTTCGTCCATCAAGATCTCGTAAAATACCGGATCTGCAACGAACCAACGACCTTCAGTGTCAACGTTAGCCTGATCCATCTGACGAGCAACGCGGTTAAGCATAGCTAGAGGAGATGTGATACCAGACGCGCCGCCACCTGCGGACAATGGAATTGAAGTTACTTCACCTGCAACACCCAAGTCAGCACCACCAAAGTCAGTGATGTCCAATTTGTTAGCCGCAAGCAATTCGTCTGCGCCAGCAGTGCTGTCAGCTTTTGTGCCGTTAGCCGCTGTACGACGAATCCAATCGCCATTACCATCTTTTTCCCAGCCAGCTAGGTAGCCAAGAACTTCGCCATCAAACTCGTCACGCAAACGATAAGCCGCACGGTCTGTTGCCAGATCCATGAAATTAACGTGTGAATGAGCGGTTTCGATATCGTCCATTGCGAACTGGAAGTAGTTTGCTTGATCTACGATTAGAGAGAAATCAGCGTCCGCAATATCTTGCGTAGCCAATTGAGTTCCCCTTACATAGGAGCTAACTGTGATTTCCGGTTCTTTGATAATACGAACACTGTCACCATAGTTCGCGATTTCACCAAAATAATCGGTGTTTGTTACATCTTCTACGATAGAAGATTTGCGGAAGGTTTTTTGTACCTTCTGACTATAAATTACCGGACTGAAATTTCCGTTTGGCAAATTTCCATGTCCGCCTGTTTTTGCAAAAGCCATAATATTCTCCTTGTTGAGTAGGCTAAACAATTGGGTCTTTAATGCCCAATTAGAGGTTTAGTTGGTACTGAACAGAAATTTTATCGGGGCTAAGGGCTGACACTAATTGGGTAACTTCATCCCTAGTCTTGTACGAAACTAGTGATGAGGGCCAAACGTTTCAGGTGTTCTTATCGATATATTCTGAAAGTTAAAAATGGAGGTAGGCGTCTAATGACGCGGCTCCGCACTGTTAGAAACAATTAACAAGTGTCAATTAGTTTCAATAGCTGAGGTTAGTATACCACGAGTTTTGTACCTTTACAAGTGGTATTACCGTGCGCCCCCAGATATGTCGTAAACAAACGAGTTATTTCGCATTGATTCAAGTATTGCGTCTTCATTAGCATCATATTCTTTTGCAGACATTTTCCCTACTTGGCTCTCTGTGAAACGAGCACGTCCTGATACTGGAGCATTAGCACTGCTTGTACGCCCGACTGAACGTGCCGCATCTTGCGGACTAGCCTTACGTTTGCGCTTTATGCCTTTATCGGCTTTGTACAAATCAATTGCACGAGAAGCCGCTCTAGCATCAGTGTTATTTTTGTATAGAGCATCTTGAACATATTGAGGTTGTTCCATTACCCAATCATGGAAATCTTTGTTAGAACGGATCTTATCAAAGTCTGGATGGGTATCTCTCAGTTCTTTTTCAGCTTTTTCACGGTTAATCTTAACCTCAAGCTGTTTAACTTTATTGAGCTCTACTTCTCCGATAGCCAAAGCTTCCTGCACACGCTTTTGAGCAATGGTATCGATAATTTTTGCAACATCTGGGTACTTGGTAGACCAAGCCGCCACTTCTTCCTCAGTTTTAGGAAACTTAATTTGTTGCTTAGTTGCTTGAGCTAGTTGCTCTTGCATCTGGTTTAATTGAGCGTCCTTCTGTTGCATAGACTGTTGCATATGCCGACGAAGATCGCCGTATCGTTTTTTAAATGAGCCCTCTTCTGGGTCTGCATTTATATTATCTTCTTGTGCGTTTTCTTGCATAAGATCTTGCACGTTTTCTTCTGCGTCCGCTTCATCGCGATACGCACCTTGGTACTTAGCCATATTTACTCCTTGGGGGCCTCAAAGTAGCTCTCGGAATTGAGAGGGTCTGCGGGTAGCCCGTTCCCACGCAAATTGTGTGTTTTACTTCATCTTCATCACGGCGAATTTCACCGAAGGTTTGTAAGTAAATTGACCTTCTTCAGTTGGGTACAAGTCTTCCTCTTCTTCATCTTCAACGTCATCAGGCGACATAAATTCTTCCACGACATCGTTAACTGCCATGTCCACCTTATTGCCTTCGGGAGTTTCATACTCCTCTTCTTCAGCAACATCTTCATCACTATCTTCTTCTTCGTATTCAATTTCGTCAGCGTAGTGATATCCGTAACCTTCACAGTGCTCACACTCGGCACCATCAACCATTCCTGTGCCCTCACAAGTTGGGCACTCTACGGTTTCATGCTCTTCTTCTTCATCTTCTAAAGATTTAATTTGTCCTTCAGCTTGCATCATCATCAAGCCCATCTTCGCTTCATCACGAAGTCCCATGAATGTTTTCAAGCCGTGGTATCTGACCACATCAGCGGGAACGACGTATTCGCCATCGCTCAGTACGGCAGGAATATCATCACGCACATTCATTTCATTTGAACCAGCGGGTACAGGGTTACCAGATACTTCGTCATATCCTACGTTGCCCATGCCACAATCACATTCATCGCCGCCATCACAACCACACGCCATACCACCGTGGTACATTTCCATTTCAGGCTCTTCACCATCAGGCATCAAATTATCACTGCGATTTTGAGCATATGCTTCTGCGTCTTCCACAGTCTCAAACAAAGGAAGCTCTTCACCTGTGAGAGGATCAATGGGGCCATTCTCACGAACAAAATCTTCAAGCTCACTTTGGCTATATTGGTTACCCTCAGAATCAACAGTTGGGATGGTGATCCACCCATTCTCTGTTTCAAACGTAATAGAACGCTCAGAGTAATTCTCGCCAGTTTCTTCGTCTTGATAAACTTTACGACCTTTTGTTGTCATCATTTGTTCATCCATTTTTTGCTCCCTCAATTGCTTGTTCACGCAATGTTTGGAACCTACGAAGCTCTGCAATTGATCCTTGTATTTCCAATATTTTGTCGTGTTCTTTTGTATTTTCTAAATACCCTCGCATTGCCTCAATCCGCATCGCCACATACTTTTGTAGAAGAGGGTAGTGATCTACATTATTAACAAGCGGTAAAATTTCTTTTGCAGTTTTAATATCCATTATTGTGCAGGGCCTTGTGGCTGTGGTGCTTGTTGAGGTGCAGGTTGTTGCCCACCATTATCACCACCCCCTGCGCCAGCAAATCCTTGAGCTCCCGGTTCTGGAGCCGCTCCCGGTGCTATATTTCCACCACCATTTCCTGTTGGATCACCCATACCCGCTGGTAGCGGGCCTTCTGCGCCACCTTGCGGTGGTTGAGGCATAAGAGCCGCTATTTCAGCCATCATTTTAGCTTGAATTGCCGCTTCGCGTGGATCATTTAGGATCTTTTCTTCATCCAGATCCATAGAAGCTGATAGCTCTCTAAGAATGTAATCATACTTAACAAATGGAGCCATCGCAGGATTTGCAGTCATCTGCATAAACTGTAGCAAGCGTTGTGAACGTACTTCGTTACGCATCAGGCTTTCAGTGCCACGAGCCGTAACTTCTAGATTACCTTTGGCTACATCTTTATCAAAAGAGAATTGCATATTAAATGCAAACAATGCTCGCCCTAACGGAGCTAACATATAATCATCCATATTACGGACAATTGCTTTAATATTCTGTGCGGCCGCGCCCATCAACATAGACATACCACTAGCGGTTCTACCGACAGACATCACACCTGACATACCGTGTGAATATGAAGGCATACCTGTAGCTTCATCACTAAGCTGACGAGCCTTATCGAACATCATTAGACATTCATTAGTCACGTTAGGGAACTTAGTTCCGAAGATAGCTTGACCCGGGGCCCCTGCCTGACGCCGAAAAATTTTACCGGGGTACACAGAAAGGTCTTGTCCGGGGACGAGATTTGTCTCGTCTATCTCTATCAACAGGTTAGATGACAACGCCGCATTGTCTATCGACATCCTCATAAACCCATTCATAATTTCTTGGGTGTCTTCCATGTTCTCAGCTAGACCAACTCCAAAGAAAGAGTAGGGGTTAACTTCGTATGGAACTGCATGGAAAGGGATACGGCTTGGGGTAAACGGGTTAACTACCAAACGTAGTAGCTGACCATTACAAACCCATGCATTTACTTGTATCTCTTCGCGATCAAAATACTTCTCAGGAATATCTATGTCTGCTTCCTGAGCAGTTTCTAAATCTATCATTCCCCAATATTCTAGAACCTCAAAGCGGTTCACATCAGGGTTCATATCATTATCTTCTAGTGCAGTTTCCCAATATTCAGGCTGGTAATTCGCACCGTACTCAATAGCTATTTCAATCGACTCTTCACGGAAATGAGGGCGGCTGTTTAAGGCACGAAGCTGAGT